GATGTCTTTGAGTCTATCTTTATGAATTTTGGCCTGTTGTTCTGTTTTCCCATTGTCAATAACCTCACGAAGGATTTGCATAATAGGGTCTACGCTTGCCCAAGGCAAGGCACCCATGCGCCTAATAATCAGATTAATTTGTACATCAGTAATTTTATATTCAACCATAATTTATCTCCAGACTTGATCCCTGACTTGATCCATGCCAGCCTGACATAGATACTTCCAACTCACGGGAAACTCAACAGAGCAGTGATCACTGATACGTTGTGCGACCTGTCGTGTTTCATATTGTGCGTCTTCTTTAAGTCTCAAATTACACACACGACTGAATGCATACAGACTACCAGACCAGTACCAGCTTGTCATCGTAGATTGTGGTAGTACCATGCGCGCTTGTTCAGGACAAATTTCTTCGTAAGGGTAAATGTTGTATGTACCAATTTCTGTTGGTTCTATAGTTTGACGAGGCGTGGCTGTTAATCTAAGCAATCTACTATATGCCTTCAAAGATGTAGCATAAGCTTCCTTCATTATACCGTTAGCAATACTTTGCGATGCGATAGGTTCAGACATACTGCCTTGCTTCTTATCTGCTGCTCGTCTTCGCCACTCAGATGGAGAGTAGAATTGGGGCGTAGTATCAACATATCTACGGCTGATCTCATTCCATGCCAGCCCAATCTGATGCTTCTGTAGTTGCCTTGCAACAAAGATAGGCGCATCAATCTTGAACTGAATAAAGACATGACTGAAAGGGGACCAATGCCCATGCTGTGCGAGATACTTGATCAGCCTTTCGTCGTCATCGTCAAGTTCATCTTTGTGCTTGGCGAAGGAGACACGAGCAGCGTTGACCACTGTCAGGTCGCTGCCCATGCTGTTCATTCTGCTTACATGAATTACGGACATTCTTCTTCCTCAAGCACATCAGTAATAACTTCACGATCATAACCCATCAACACGAGATCGTCAACCATTTGCTTCTCACTGATCCTACCATACTCCCACTTCTGAATAATCTGCATTGTTTTTCTTGAGTGAAAAACTTTTGGATCAATTACTGTTCCAATTCCTTCTGCATCCATTTACTAAACTCCGGATTGTCACGAAAGATTTGTGTCCATGCCGCTGCCATTACAGCAACGACACGCTCTTCATCTTCCTTTCTATCTTTCAATTGCCAAACTTTCCAGACTGCATGGTTAATTTCATGTAGAATAGTGTCAACCAATGGCGGGCCTGACAAGTTCTTTTCAATTCTTATTCGACTGTTTAGATAACTAAAGTCTCCGAAAAGTTCTTCGTTTAGTGGAACATATTCTATATTAAAATCAAGGCCAGAAATTTTTATTTTAGTTGGTCGTTCAATGTTTGGTATTTTATTTTTTTTGTCTACCATTTTTTATACCTTTTTCTAATTTACTAATAGGTAAATTATAGCAGTCTGCTTTTACAACAAAGCCATTGTCAGGGTCCAAGGTTCCTTTTTTCATAAACTTTGCGTTTTTATAGAATTTCTTTTTTGGAATAACTCCTAAAAACCAACCACAAGTTCTGCTATCATGTACTCTTACAAAACAATAATAATCGCATTTTTGTTCTGTGTTTGTGGCGGCAACACTACACTCGTAGTACTCTTTTGGTTCTACAGAAGTTCGTTTGGTCTTTACTTCAATAGTCACCCCATTGTCAAGCAGCAAATCATAATCTATATTATACTGTTTGCTGTTGTTTTGCTTTGTTCCACCTAAAACAGCACAGGCTATTTCTTCTCCTAGATAGCCTATTGCATTGCCCTTGCCTCTAGTTATGCTGTTGTACAGTCTGCCCGTAGCATTCGCATTGCGGGTGGCCCGCTGTTTCATTGCTGTAGTTATTTCTACTTTGATCATGGGATTGAATAATAAAAATATGACAAAATACCAGCCGTATAAATAGCTAAAATACCTGCATTAACAACAATCAACGCCCTATCAAACCATAGTAGTCCAACAATAAGCCAAAGTATAGTTCCAATTAACAAAATAAATATGTTGTATGGTTCAATATCAAAAGCATTAAAAGAAGCACCAACTATTACAAAAATAGTTGCTGTCCATTTAACATACCAACTTAAGTCATGTACTGGTGTTACTTTTTTAATTTCCATTACTTTATCCTTTACAAAATACTTCAGTAGGTGCCGCCCTCATTCCCACTAACAAGCCAGCCTCAATTCACTGGCACCCTTCTATTACGACATGCTATAGATAACACGACAAGTTTTTTCAGTCAAGGGGTTGACGGACTGTTTTTCAGCATGTATAATGCTTTCGCCCCGGAAGGGGTTAAACCTATATACACCTCACTGGGATTGACATAATGGAGTGGAAAAACTATAGAATACACTGCCACGATGAACTGCCTTACATTGGTAGTGGGCATCGTACTGTCATGGCAAAGGTTGGACGTAAGTGGGTAAGAGTAAAAAGTAGGGTACAAGAAAACTCTTGGCCCTCTAAGATTAAACTAAAAACATGGAATACTATTCTAGTTAAGGAATTGGAGTAAATGAAACACCAAAGAAAAGACAAAGAAAAAGTAAAGTACAGGAACAGAAATGAGTTTTCTCATGAATTAGAAGACCGTAAGTACCACCAACGTGTCATCAAAATGCGGAAAAAAGAACTTGAAGAAAATCTTTTTGATAAAGAAACGGAAGAATACTTAGATGAACTCAACATCAGAATCCGCTAATCAAGATTTGCTTGAAGAGGCGGCATCTATTGGACGGTTAAGGACGGACTGTCCTGTTTGTAATGGAATAAATACTTTTTCTGCAACTTATTTGCCTAACAGTTTTCAGGTTATTTACAATTGTTTCAAAGCAGATTGCGACAATCGTGGTGTGGTTTTTGTTGGGCTACAAAAAAATTCTAATCTTGAGCATCTGTTCTCTTCACCAAGGCAAAAAGCTTGTGTTAAAAGTAGAGAACAAAAAGAATTTGTTGGCATGAACAATTTCATCGAAGTTGAATACAGCCAAGATGCTATTAATTATCTAAAGAAGGTGCAGTGTTATGATATGCACAAGAACAAACATATAAAAGTAAAATACGATTTGAAACTAAATCGTGTAGTGTTTTTGGTACCTGACATGAAAGAACAGCACAAAACTGTAAGTGCTGTTGGTAGAACCCTCGACAGTAAAGGAACGCCGAAGTGGTACAAATACACAGACCAGACATGTGAGTATGTGATTGGCTCTGGAAGCATTGCGGTGTTGTGTGAGGACATACCTTCTGCCTGTGTTGTTTCAACGCTCTACAACCATGTTGGTATTGGATTGACGGGAACGTCTGTCTCTGATGCTGTCGAGCAACACTTGATTGACACAAAGTATGCTAAAGTACTGATTTGTTTGGATAAAGATGCTGCCTTGAAAGGCATTTCAATTTGTGATAGACTCAAGAGTAAGGTGTCTGGTGTCAGTGTTTTGTTTCCAGATATGGATATCAAAAACATGACAGAAGAATACCTTGATAACTTTTTTAATCCTACTATGGAGGATGTAATTTAATGGCAAAGAAGAAATCAGGAATTGGTAGTAATACTTTTGAACCAAGGAAGAAAAAGAAGAGAAGGTATAATGCACCGCCGTTGCATCATCGAAAGAAGCTAACGCCCTCTCAGTCTCGCATGAAAAGGAATGGCTCTCTATAAATGGAAAACATCGAACTCAATCTTCTATCCTCCATGTTGCATAAAAAGCACTGGGAGAAAACAAAAAACTTTATAACACCTCAAATGTTTCCAAAAGAATGGCGCTCTATTGCACAGGCTATTGGAGAAGCACACGTTAAGTATGAGGCTATTGAAGCACTGGACGCAGCAGCATTACAGGCAATGCATAGTATGCTGTTTCCGGCAACATCCGATGGTAAGAATGAAACCATAGTTGGCTTAATTACTAGCCTTTGTGGTGTTCCTCAAATGAACGAGGACTTGGCTCATGACTATGCTAAGATGTTTTGGCAGCGCACCATCGCAAAACAGATTGGTGAAAAGGCAGTACAATTCTGGGTTGGCGATGATGACAACGCATTCTCAGACATTGCAAAGCTGATGGATCGTGTGACTAGCAACACGATGGATGGGCATGAAACATTCACTATCGTTCATGAGTCATTTGATGAATTAATTGAAACAGCGAATACACCACCAGAATTTCTGTTTGGTATTCATACACTCGAAGAACACCTCCCCGGCATGAACAGGGGGGATTTTGGTATTATCTTTGCCAGACCAGAGGTAGGAAAAACAAGTTTTTGCTCCCACCTCGTATCGACGTATTTGTCCCAAGGCAAAAAGGTTCACTACTGGGCAAACGAAGAGTTGGCCAAAAAGGTCAAGCTACGCATTACAACAGCGTACTTTGACACAAACAAATATCACCTTGTTGACAACAGAGAAGAATACAAAGAAGAATACGACAGAACGATTGGTAATAACCTTGTTGTTATTGATTCAGTCGGTACTGATATTGTTGAAATAAATAATTTTACAACTCTTAACAAACCCGATGTTGTTTTCATTGACCAGCTTGACAAAGTAAAGATCAATGGTGATTTCGGTCGTGGGGACGAGCGGCTAAAGGAACTTTACGTTATGGGCCGTGAATTGGCGAAGAGAAAC